ATCCAAACACGATTGCCATTGCGATTGCCTTGCCCGTAGATGCCCCTGCGGACGTTTGTGTAGAGCCATCAGAAAATTGTAGAGTATCGACTTCCGCCGTACCTGTTACGTTCACTCCAGTGCTGGTTGTGTTTATTTTGGAAGCCCCATCATAATATAGGTGAGTTTCACCGTTAAATGCATGGTAAAACGCCCAATGGTTGTTAACATCATCGTACAGACCCATACTCGCATTGTTGTCATGCATAAACACAGCACGACCACCAATGCTGTAACCTTCCCATCCACCATGCGCACCACCATCAATCTGGATAGAGCCATAGCTGCCAGAGACAGGCTGGAAGTAACCGTTGCCTGTGTCGCCTAGACGTACACCTGTGGTGTTAACTGTGATTTCAGATGAGCCGCCTGTGGCAAGAGTAATGGTGTTTGTGCCAAAGTTAATATAAGTGTCTGTGTCACCTTGATGATATATGTTATCTTGAACATAGGCGGATGAGATGTTGTCTATGTAGCCACCTTGCATACGAAGGTTGGCAGTGGTTCCACCACCACCTACATATAGATTAGTTGAAGTCTGACCATTGCCAAACTGAAGGTATAAATCTGCGCCATACTTATGAATTGTAGAACTGCCACCACTTCCAAAGCCATTACCAATTCTAATTGGATTGCTTGACCCTGTACCTGATTGAACTTGGATACTTTCAGTAAATGTAATGTCACCCGATGCACTATCATCAGCATCACTACGCAAGAAGCTGCTTGCTTGAATGCCATCAACGGTATCTGCGTCTAGGCCAGAGCCAGAGCCGTCATTACCTGATGTCCAGACTTCGTTCCCGTCGTAAGTTAAATCGCCAGTATGCGGAATAACTAGCTTATCTGACAGTGTGCCGCCTGATGATGTTCTAAATATTAACCTACCGTTACCATTAGCATGTGCGGCTGAAGGGTCTTGAGCGGCAATTTGGGCAAGTGTGTACGATGATGTAGTGTCATTGACAAACTCAACCATACCAATGTTTGATGTGCTTGAAGCTGTCCTTGCACCAGCGATTTTTATGAGTGCATCTTGTGCCTGTGAAGCAGTTGTTTCGACCGTAAATGTGGGGCTACCACTTGTTGCAATCGTCAAGTTTCCACTTGTTGTGTCTGCCGTATCACTACGCAAGAACTGTGAGGCATGAAGACTGTCTACTGTGTCGGCGTTTGTCGCAGACGTTGCAGACGTTGCAGTGCTTGCGTTCCCGTTTAATGTCGCAGTAATCGTACCTGCACTAAAGTTCCCAGAGCTGTCCCTTGCAACAACTTTAGATGCTGTGTTTGCAGATGTTGCATCGACGTTAACTGTAACCGTACCAGAGGTTCCACCACCTGTAAGAAACGACCCTGCTGTAACGCCAGTAATGTCACCTACGTTTGTTGTATATCCAGCATCATTATTAAATCCGCTGATGTTGATATTGCCCTTGGTCAGCTTTTTCTGAGCGTTTACTGAGTCAACGACTACAAAGAAATCTCCGTCACCATCTGCTGTTGACGTTGTGAGTTCGCTTAAATCTACGTTGAAAGTCGTACCAGATAGATCGAGTGCTGTGCCTGCGCTGTAGGTAGTGTTGGTGTCAGTGGAACTAATTGTACCGTCACCTGCGATTGTTATGTTAGTACCTGCCGTAAGAGCAGCAACTACATTCGCGGTATCCGTGACATCCGCACTCGCTTCAATTCCGTCTAGCTTTGTACCATCCGTTGCAACGTCACGACCATCAACAGTGCCAGACACAGCGATATTACCCGTGATGTCTACGCCTGTGCTGGTGGTGGCGAGTTTGGTGTTGCCGTTGTTATATAAGGTTACTGCGCCGCCGTTAACGGCATAAATCATGTCAGTATTACCACTTGCAGATTTAACACTGAACTCTCCTGCAAGTATTCTTAAATCGCCAGTGCCTTGATCTGAAATATAACTATTAGACCCATCATGGTAAATCTGTAGGTCAGACCCTGCGCCGAAGATGGCTTTGTCGTTGTCGCCGAAGTTGATATCTGCTGTTGTTGTCAGACCAGCAAAAGTCGGTGAAGCGGTTGTTGCAACGTCCTGACCAATCGCAATGTCATTAGCATTGACCGTAACACCTGTGCCTGCACCCGCTGCAAAGGTTGTGCCTGTAAGAGTAAGGCCGTTACCTGCTGAGTAAATCTGCGTGGCAGAAATCTGTGAGAACGTAATGTCCGTTGTCCCAAAGGTAATCGTACCTTCGGTTGTCATCACATAGGTTTCACCAGCACCTGCTGCACCTTCTTGAACAAAGAATGCATCCCCTTGACCCAAAGCATCAGGGTCTGATGGGCCATAGCTGTCCGCATCAGTCGCACGAGTAAGAACCCAGTTTGTGCTTGCAGAACCTACGTTGGTGACTGTGTATACGCCGTTATGCGCTGCGTTTGTTTGTTCATAGATAAGAACACGGTCATTCAAGACCATTGTCACGCCATCAATAACAAGTGCAGCTTGAGTCCCTGCGTTGGTAAGCGTAGCACCTACACCGCTTGTACCGTTGTCATAAGTAGCGTTGAGGTTGCCTTCCTGCTCAACACGAACAGGATCATGGTAGTGCAAACCTGCTGCTGCAATCGTGTCTACATACTGCTTCGTCGCGGCTTGCAAATTAGATGTTGGGTCTTGATTAAGAACCAAATCACCAGACCCATCGAAATATGCGGCCTTTGTGGCAGGCTGCGTGATAAATACTTCGGCAGAACCAGCAGTAAGGTTTACCGCTGATCCTGAGTTTGAACTGGCTAAGACTGTTGTTCTAGCAAGCGTTGTACCTGACGCGGTAAATGTACCAAGCCCAACTTCCCACTCACCTGTGCTACTTTCAAAGATGGCATAGTATGTTGTGTCTCCATCAGACAGTGCAGACGAAAAGGACTGAAACCCTGTGACGGCACCTGCCAAAGTTAAGGTTCCCGTGCCTGTCGTCGCAGTGGTTTCTTTTACACGATCTTTTACAACTAGAGCCATCGCAACAATCTCCTAATAGCTACAACTTAGGCGATACGGATGATTGCGTTTGAGGCATCAGCCGTTGGAAACGCAATTTGGAAATCCCCAGATGTAGAAGTTTTGTCTGCACCAAAGTCAAGAACAACAACGGTGTTTGTTGTGCCTGTGCCAGCACCTTCAGTTGTATTGTAGATCAACGCACCACGCGCAGTGATTGTCGCTGACGTGAAGGTCAGGTCATCAAAGTCTGTGTAAGCTGTCGTACCAGATGTTGCAGGGTCAACACGAGTCAATGTACCACCACCAGCAGCATAAGAACCTGAATCACCTACTTCGTCAGTCGCCGTATAATCGGTTGTAGCCGCCGTAAATGACGCATTGTTGTCATACAGTGCTAGTTTAAAGGTGTCGCCACCTGAGTTCAAAAAGTTATGTCCACCTTCAAGAAGCTCTTTCTTGAAAGAAGTACACATGTAGTTTCCAGTAAAGGCCATATTAAAGTCTCCTTATGAGTTCAGCCAGTTCGGGATGCCCCGCATCATTAAGTGCATTATACACAGTTGTGCGGTCACTGCGAATAGCTTGTCGCATATAATATGCAATCAGCTTTTCAATGTGCTTTGAGAAAGCACGGGCTTGGTCTCTAACACCCGGATGGGCATTATCGGAGACCGATATGATCTTTTGGACACACTGTTCCGCAAGTTCATCTGGGGTAAACCCACGACCCTCAGTGGTTCTGATGTCCACCAAGTTCTCATGTTGAGGTACGTCTAGGTTTATCTTAAACATTTACATCTCCACTCGTGGCTGACCATCACGATAGTCATCTCGCTTTAGTCGCCCTTCGCCAAGAACCATTAGACGCTGCATGGCTTCGCTGTACCTCTGCTGATACATGCCAAGAACATCAGGCTCGCCCTTCATAAAGATATACGCCTCGACTAATGAGCCATACAGCAATGCTTCTTCTGCGTTTTGACCAAGCCAAGAAGTACTTGAGGTGACAATAGAGGGTGGATCAAAGTAATAGTGCAATTGAACTTCATACGCAGCGTCTGGCGTAGGGCCAAGGATGAAGTGACCCGGAGATGATGTTGACTGAACATCTCCATCAAACTCTGCATAATACTTTGGAAGACCAGTCGTCGTCTTGTTCGGATATGCCTCACGAACAAAGTTAACATCCTTCGGCAGAAGGTATGTATAGTCTCCATCACCATCAATTACAGCAATAGAAAACGGAGACAGGAAGTCTGAGGGTCTTGCAAGGAACCTGTTACTAGCCGTCATGTTGGCGGTGACGTTCTTCCGCAGCTCTGGGATTAGCACAGTGCGGTGTATCTTTTCTTCAGACTGCTGAACAAACGTAGGAATCTGAGAAACGAATGTAGTCTCGTTATTCTCAGTGTAGTCCTTGAT